AATCTGTCTAGGATCAATATATCTAAGTTGAAGTATTCCTTTGTTATTTTCATCTAATATCACATGATAATATAATCTACCATCAATATACCACCTACGAGCTATTTCGTATGCCTGATTGTTCCAGTCTAAAAGAGTTAATATGTTATCGAACTCATCTTCTATAATTTTCTTTATTGGCTTGTTTATGCCGACAGAATCTAAATTTATTCGCACAGCATCAGATGTGCCGTCCATTATTAACATTTCATTAACAATATCATCTATGGCATAATCAACGTCAGGTAAGAGTGCCAATTCTCTATATCGTGTTATGAGTTCAAACTCATTCTTTATTGTTCCATCAAAATCTATATATGCGCCGTATGCGCCAGCTACTCCTGCAACATTTACTGCGCCATCATAATTTTCTGGAAGAACAAAAGACTGTGCGTTATCCTTTTTAACGTCCTCTTTCGTCTTTTTAAAATTCCAACCAAATAGATTAAATGCCATAATTATTATTTCCTACTTTTAGAGATATTACTATTTAGTTAGGTTTATTCATTAGGCCCAATCACCCAATAGTCATATTTAAAAGTCACATTAAATTCTTCTATACTTTCTGAATTCCAACTCAAATTTATTTGCGATAATGAAATGGGAAACATATTTACAAACTTATATGTTCGTATTGGGATGGGCTCAACTTCAGTTAATTTTGAGGTTGCTGAGTTTCTAGAAAATCTTCTATCCACGATAATCTCATTTTCAAGGGCAGTTTTTTCGTATCTAATTGGGTCTTTTATTGCATTCTTCTCTATATAAGGTGGACCAAATGCAGTCTGAGAAAATTGTTTAACTAAACCATCTACTTGATATGAGCTTGGCGATGAATTTATGCCACTATTTTTAGTTGTACTTTTGTGACCATTCATTGCTCCTATCCAATACTCAAAAGTTTTTCTTATGTAGAAATCCTCATCGTTTATAACCGTTATGGAAAACGGCTCAAATACCTTTGACCCCACTGTATAGACTTCTCTTCCTTGACACGGAACAGTTACCGCCTCAACCGAACTAGAAGGAAGAGCCGCTGCATTACACAAAAACTTCAATTTTCGAGAAAATTGGTTTAGTTCAACTCCTTCGTCGTCAACATTTAATCCTGGAGGATAACCAATCTGAACTTCAAATAAGTTGGTCCTGGCTCCACCGTATAACAAATTTGATTTGAAGTTTTTGATATTAAATGACATATCTTCTCTAAATGTGGCAATTCGCTCTCGATTGGGAACGAATTGCCTTAATGAAAATTATTAGCTAATGTATATATGTCAGCTAATACTAGAGAACGCCAAGATCATTATTATTTTCAATTACCCAATAGTCATATGCAAAGGTAACATCAAATGTCTCTAACTCATCGGTCTTATCCCAACTAAGCTCTATGGCAGAAACTTCCGTTGGAAACAAATTAATAAACTTGTAAGCTCGAATAGCCAACTCTTCTGGACCCTTACTAAATTGACGAACAATTGCGGTTGCCTGATAGTCTGCTGGTCTAGAAGTTGCTCCGGAATTTCTAATATTAGTCTCGTGTCCATTAATTGACGCCAACCACTTTTCCATCGACTTTCTGATAATGAAATCTTCATCATTAATTACGGTAATTTTCCAAGGCTCGAAGGTTCTTGCGCCAGCAACCTTAACTTTACGTCCAAAGTATCCGACATCCAATGCCTCAACTTTGCTCGCAGGTAAACTTGTTGCGTTAGCCAAGAAAGCAACCTTTCTCTCTACTACTGGAGCAGGAATAGCTGTAGCGTCAGTGATTCCGTTGTTAACTGGGTCTGCAAGAGCGGGAAGACTCAATTGAACTTGAAATAACGCAGGTCTAGCACCGCCGTATGTGAGCTGATTTTTGAACTGGTTGACGTTAAAAGTCATAAAAATATCCTTTATTATGGGTTACGTTAAAAAATCTATATAAGTATTTATTTTTTTATGGGTGAAAGTTTGAGTAAATAAATATATATGAACAGAGTTTATTTATGTGTTTGGTGCGCAAAAATGTCAGAAAAAACTGAGTTTAAACTTAATCTGCAAGAATTTTCATCTGATGTATCTTCGGGAAATTTCACACTGAATGAGATTGCAAAAAAATATAAAATTAGCACAAGAAATGTTCATAATGTATGTAAACGAAATAGTATTGTCGAAAATTTAAAGGAGTCTAAATTTTTTCCTGAAGATGAGACACAATTTTTAAATTATTTATACGAACATGGAAAATCAAAAACCGCAAAAAAATATAAAATAACTTTAGCTACCGTATCTGGTTGGTGCAAAAGAAATAATGTTTCAATACCCGCCTATTTGGGAGTTAGAAACTCTGCCGTCGATAGCAAACTTTCAGAAATCAAAAGTTTATACGAAAGCGGATACACCCAAACCTTTATAGGAAAACTATATTCAACAACAGGCGCAAAAATAAAGCGTTTACTTAAAGAGAATGGAGTTGTTGTAAAAACAACATTTGATGTCTGGAAAGATGAGCGCATTGAAGTTCAGACTAATTTGCAAAAATATATTGAGCAAAATAAAGATGGATTAAATTTGACTGAAATAGCTCAAGGAAATTGCATATCATATGAAGTGTTAAAAAATGCCTTTAAAGCTAATAATGTTGAAGTAATCATACACTCATATAACAAATCTAAAGGTGAACTTGAAGTTAAAGAGTTCATCAAATCTCTGGGATTTAACTGCGAATCAGTTAAAAGAACGCACAATAAAACTCAATATGAAATTGATTGTTTTGTGAATGAAGAAAATTTTGGCGTAGAGTATTGTGGAGAATATTGGCATTCAAAGAACTCAGGAAAGCCAAAAAAATACCATCAAGATAAAATGCTTTGGTGCGCAGAACAAAACATTGAACTCATGACCATATTTGAGCATGAATGGATTACGAAAAAAAGTTTAATAAAAAGCATGATAAAATCTAGACTTGGCATTTGCGATGCTAAAATATATGCAAGAAATACAAACTGTTGTGTTATAAGCAAAGCTCAAGCTAAACTTTTTCATGATAAAAATCACATCAGCGGCGGACTAACAACTTCAACAATTGATTTTGGTTTATTTTACAACAGCGAGCTTGTCTCTGTGGCTTCGTTTTCAAAATCTAGATTTAGTAAAGATACTGAATATGAAATACTTAGATTCTCAACCTTACAGAATCACCTTGTAGTTGGTGGATTCAGTAAACTATTCAAAAATTTTATTGATGCGGTAAATCCTATTAGTGTAGTTTCTTTTTGTGATTTAAGATTTGGCAAAGGTAAAGTCTATGTTAAATCTAAATTTAAATTGTGTAGCATAACTCCCCCTAATTATTGGTACTATTTCAAAAATGAAATAGGTGATGGCATATTTGAATCTAGAATCAAATATCAGAAACATAAGCTAAAGCATTTTTCAAACTATAGCGATGATAAAACTGAGTATGATATAATGAAAGAGAACGGATATTTACAAATATTCGATTGCGGAAATTACAAATACATATACAAAAAAGGGGGGTCATAAGACCCCCCATCATAACTTAATTATATTTTATTATATAATTGTCTTATGCCTTTCCTACGATTTCAGAGAAATCAACTCCGGTGCGAACAGCTATGAAATTAAGCTGAATGAAGTTAATCGCTCTAGCAGGTTTGATGTAAATATCACCAACAAACTCGTTGCGGTCAATAACTTCGGCGGTGTTGTTACTTCTATCGCAAACAACCTTAAAGTCATAGATACCACGACGACCCTGAACATCTCTCAAGAATGGCTCTACAAGGTTTCTGAATTGTTGACGTGTAAACTCATCGTTGAACTCGAACAACATATACTTAGCAGCCCTAGAAATCGCCTTTTCAAGAACAATGAACAACCTACGAACATTGATTCTATCAAATGCGCTTGGTTTAGCTTGAAGAGTCTTGTCGCCAAAGAGAAGTGTTCCTTGCCCAGGAGTTGATATTACTGGATTAATGCTATTGAGGTATAGATCATCTCTCTCAGCCTTATATGGGCTATAGGCCAACTTAATGACATTCTTAACCAAACCACGGTTATATCCAGCAGGAGACCACCAAGGATCGTTTGT